TCGGCTTCAGTCGGTGCCTTGAGATATAGGTCCACGGGTTATCTCCTTAGGCCGTCAGGGCTTGGATTTGAGCATTGCTCAAGCGCGATGGGTAGAAACGGATTGAGCGGACGTAGATATTGGTAACGCCAGCAGAACCGATGCTCAAAGCCGACAAGGCAGGAACAGTTGCGCTTGTGTCGGTTACCGCTGCCGCGCCGCCAGCAGAACCGGCGTAGTCATTCAGCTTGTAGGCAATCCCATATTTGGAAACGGTCGTAGGGACGGAAGCGGCAAGCTGCGCATCCACCACAGCGACACCGCCGTCAACGGACTGCAAGCGAGCGTCAGTGCCAAGGCGAACGCGCATAGAAAAGTTTGAGGAAGCGCCGGTTACTTCAACGCCATAAGTGGCAGTGCTGCTAGGCGACAGCTTTTGCAGTTCGCAACGTCAGCCGCGCGCGTCACTTGGCTGGCGACCGTGGGGATGTAGCTGGTGGCGAATGCGCCAGCTTCGAGTTGTGCGCCGTAGATGTAAACGGAGTCTCCGAGGTTGCTGACCGATCCAGAATTAGGTTTGACGTAGAAGTTTACGTTTCCGGTAAGCGCACCCGTCGAAGTCACGGCTACCCGCGTCCACTGCGTACTGCTGAGGCCGGTTATAGGGCCGTTGGAGCTGCTGACAGCACCAATCGTGCCGGGGCCAGAGATGATTGTCATGGTCATCGGGACGACACCGATGCCGTTTTGGTACAGGTTGATATTGGCAGTGCTAGAAGTGCCAGCCTTAATCCAGATAGAACCCGTGTACTGTACGCCCGTCCCCGTGTAGTTGCTGTAAATGTTAGCGTTACCACCAGCATTGGCGGCGATGAGCGTAGCGGAGGTAGTACCATCCGGCCCAATGTCAGCACCGGCTGTTAGGTTGAGAAGGTTCTTAATCCAAGCCGCGTTGGTGAAGTCGGACGAGTACGTGTAGAAGTTCGTCCGCTGCTCCTCGATCAGCAGGCCGCGCGGGGCCAGCGTCACGGGGTCGTAGTCAAAGCGCGGGGGGAACACGCCGCCCACGTTGCGGGTGTAGTCGGTGAGCGCGCCGAGTTCTAGCTGTGCGCCCCAGATGAGGATGCCGGAGCCAGCAACGCCAGCATAACTAGCATTCACAAGGTCGTTCATAACGTAAACGCCAAAGAAGTTTGACGCTGCCGTGGCCGTCACGGTCATACTGACGCGCCACCAGCCGTTGCCCACTGCAACGACACTAGAAGAGGTGGGCGCGACAGTCCCCGACGCAGTGCCAGTGGCACCCGTTGTAAGATTGACCGCAAGCGATGAGTTGCTCTGCGTGTGATAGAGCAGCGCGAAGTTGCGCTCTGCCGCCTTGACGTAGCAAGAAAAGCTATACGCAACCGCCGACGTAGTGATGCTCTGCCCCGCGTTGTGGACCGCAGTGGTTGCAGTTTCCGCCAGCTTGTCAGCGGTCAGCGTCCCATCAGGCGCGGTCGTGGTGTTAGCCGTCACCGCCGCGTTGTTCTTGGTCCACGCCGCGTTGTCGAACTGCTGCGTGAAGGTCAGCAGGTTCCGGCTTGCAGGGGTGTTTACGATCTTGCCAGTGCTATCAACGTAAGTGCCCGCAGTCGTGCGGGTGAAGTCGATCAGTTGGTCAAAGGTGCGGCCAGCCATTAGTCCCCCACGGAGTACGTTTGAGTGATGAAGTTTACGTCAAGCGAATAGGGCAGATTCACCTCGTAGGTATTATTCAGAAAGTTCAGAAAGAGGGCCGGGTAGTCCTGGCCGCTGGCACCAATGGCATCAGAACCTGAGCCACCAATACCAAGAATATACCTAACGAGGCGAAGCATTCTTACCGCCCAATGATCGTGGCGAGGGTCGCAGTGGTGCCACTGGAGCGGACCACGGAGCAGTGGTAGGGCAGCACGTACCCAACAGGCAGCGCAGTCATGGTAATGTCAGCACCGCTATCGACCGGGCGGAACGTGACCGAGCCGGTCGCCGTTACGACGATCCCCTTTACAGTGTCGGGCACAGTATAGTCACCGCCAGCAAAGCTGATCGTCGCCCCGCCAAAGCCGAACGTGTCGGCACCAGATACAAAGTCCTTCCGGTCGTAAGGCATGAAAATCTCCTGCTACGACCGGCACCATACTACAGTGGCTCGTTTGCGGCAATTCAGAGTGCCATTTTTACCGCGCTGGCCTCCACCTCGTCCACACGCCGCAGCCAGCCGCGCCCGAAGGTCGGGAAGGTGGATAGCTTGCGATAATAGCTCCGCCGCGCATCCTGATACCGCTGCACGGCCTCAACCGCTCCGACCCCGCGAATATACTGCTGGACTAGCGAGATGGTGCGAGGGCCGATCTGACCATCCTCAACAGCCCCGACCATGCGCTGGAGATAGCGAACTGCCCGCCCAGGGCCAGCATTGACGCCGAAGTCGAACACGCACAGGTCCAGTCCGGCAGGAAGATCGTCCGCCTTCACCACGGCCCAGTACTTGGCCTTGTAGAGCGCCCGCACATGATCGACCGTCAGGCCCTTCATGATAGCCTCGCTAACGGGATGGCCGATCCATTCCTCGTATACGCGCTGCGTTACGCCGAGATTGGTCCGACCGCCGGGGTCTTTCGGATGATTCACATAGCCACCTTCGTGATGAAGGATGATCTCAAGGCAGCGATTGAAGTTGTCCTTAGCCATTTAACATCTCCGGTGTGACCATGACGCGACCGACTGCGCCATATTGCTTGTGATAAGTGATTGCCCATGCGGCCCGATCCGCAATCCAGCCGCCGCGAGCGGCGTAAGCGTCCCTTGCAGCCAAGGTCGGGTGCTGGACCACGGTAACGCCGTTGTATTCCTTTTCGTCACGGTGGTGGCGATGACCGCAATGGATTTCACGGCGCTTGGTCCGGCCCCAGACCTCAGGGAATTGAGCGGCAAACAGGAGCGGAAGCGCCTCGTTCTTGACCTTGTGCCCGTGGTGGATGCCGAGCATGGTCTGGCCCCACTCGAACACATAGAACGGCAGGGAGCTGTCATTGACCGTCACGCGCGGCTCGTTCTCGTAATGCACATCAAAGAAGTCAGCCAGCCAGCCGGTGCCCTCCTCGTCGTGATTGCCTTCTGCGATCACCAGGTGGACGTTCTGGTGCGTCTCCAGACACATCTTGACCAAGTTGCGGATGATGCGGATCGCAGCCTTCCTGATCTTCGGATAGCGGCTGTCAGCGTCCAGCACATGGCCGTGTGCCGGAGTGACCGGAATCTTGCCGTCCGTGTGCAGGAAGTCCCCTTGTATGTTCACAACAGCCGTATCGGCAGCAGGGCTGCGCCCAATCATGGACGCCATTGAGCGATTGATTACGCTCTCGGCAATCTCCAAGTCCCAATCCTCACCGCCTTCACGGTGCCACGCGAGCATCCCCAGGTGGTAATCCGTGAAAGTGAAGAGGTTGCAAAGCTCTGGAGACGTTTGCGTCGGGGCTGAGACAGGCTCACCTCTAGGCAAATCAGCCTTGAGCGCGTCAATGACTTCCTTGAGCGCCTCTAGCTGCTTCTCGCGGTCAACATTAGTCTTGACCCACTGCGCCTTCATGACGCCATCAGCGTCGTACAGGGTAGACACGCCCTTGACCAAATGGCCTTCCGGTGCGCGCTCGTCTACCTCAGTGCGAAGATCGCTACGGCTCTTGGCCGCAGCATAGCGATGTTGGAGTGTAGGTCGAGCTATATTCAGACGGCGGGCAGCCTCAGCGACACTACCGTATTCGTTTACAACTCTAATCGCTTCGAGGAGTTGATCCTCTGTCAATGGTTTCGCTGGCATTAGACCTCCCAAGTAACCGCTGCACGGTATCGGTCTCAAGAATCCGAATCACCGTCCAGATAATGGTCAGGATTGCCGCGATATTAGGAAGCATCTGAAACAACGTCCCCAGCATCGTCCCAACAGAAAGCGCATCCAGAAGATGCTTGACTCCCTCAGGGATGGTTGCCCAGATGTCGTCGTCTCTCATGATACCACCAATACAGCAACAATGGTAGTGATAGATGCCACAATGGTAGTGTCAAGCGGAATAATTTGTTTGTGGACCATGACCTGCACCTAGTGGAGATCAACCCACGCCCCTCCGGCGCGGACTTGCAGCTTGCTAGTGGTGGAGTTGTAAAGGATCAGCCCATTGGCTGGGGAGGCAATTGCATCACGCTGAGCAGTAGTCATGCGCGGTGGAAGCAACCCCCGTGTGGTTGAAGTTACGTCCAGCATGGCGGATGCGTCCGGTGAGGCCGTCCCGATCCCGGTTTGCCCACTAACACCAACACCGAACACTTCGCTGCCGCTAACCTGAACGCTAAGGAGCCGGGAGCCAGCCGCCGATGCGGTGTTGGTCACGTTGAGACGAATGCCGTACCAAGTGGTGCCAGCAGCGTTCCAGGTATCGGTCATGTCATAGATGTAGGACATATATACTCCTTATCACTTAGCTACCAACGGCGGAAGCAGTGCCGCCAAAACTGATGGTCTTGGTGGGGCTGGCGCTGTCCCGCGCAGCATAAAGCTGCACTTCGTAGTCTGTATTGGCACTCAGACCCGTTACAGTGGCCGAGATCGAGATCAGACCGCCACCAACCTGGGTGCGATAGGTGCCGAACTCCGAGTCGTAGATAATGACAACAGGGTACGAATCATCAGCCTGAGTGCCAGCATCGCTGAATGAGCCGCCGACGGGGCGATACTTCCACCGGCCAATGGCCCCAAAGCTACCGTCAGGTGATGCCTCTTCCGCGTAGATCGTGAGCGGGGCCGAGAACGTGATGGTGCCTGCCGATCCGGTCTTTACGGTCATCAGGTCCGAAATGGCCGTCAGCGTCGTGCCGGATACGCTGGAGAACGTCGAATCGCTAACTGTGGTGCCGCCACCAGTGCCGGTATTGGGTGGAGGAGCGTCCGAGCGCACTACGGCAATTCGTGAAGTAACATCAAAGCCTTGATAGGCTGACTTGACCACGATCTCTGCGCTGGACGCAATAGTCACGCCAGAGGGAATGCTGACGATGCCATTGGACACGGTGACGGTCCCGCCGCTGACGCCGTTTTGGCTTACAATCGTCCAGGTTGCGCTCGACGATACGTCGGTGGCCCCATAGAACCGCTTGAACTGGATCGTGCGCGGAAGCTGGCCGCTATCAATCGTACCTTGGTAGTTGGCCGAGAACAGGCTAGTAGCATCTGCTGGTTCATGGCGGCTAGATGCTTGGAGCGTGCCAAGAATAAAGGGGTTGTTGAGCGGATCGTAGATCGTCGGCGCGGTTGGCGTAACCGGGGCCGAATCCTCGGCATCCCACTTGTAGATGTCGGGATGCTCCTCAATCAGCGCCATAGGCACCTGACCGTCGAACCTGATCTCTTGGCTGACTACCCGGAACAGCTTTTGCGACCAACCAAGTGGGCCGAAGCTGAGGCGCACGATGTCGCCTACCACGCAGCCCTGCGCCTTGGCGGTGAACACCGCATTGAACATACCGCGATACTGGTTGCGCTGGAGAGCCTGCTTGGCAAGCCGCTGCGCCCTGCGCCCATCCTCCACATACGGCAGATCAAGCGACATGGCCCGCTCAATGCCATCTGGGCTGGTAAAGCCAACTTCCGGGTAATCCACAAGCTGGTACAGGCTGTTGCTGGACGGATCAATGTAGCGACCGCGCGCCTTATTATAAGTGTCGGTCAGGCCGCGCGTCTGCTGCCACTCGAACTCACCCAGAATGTCGCCATCCTCAAAGTCCAGCACGTAATCGGCCAGATCGTTCTTGACCACCTCCAGCGCCAGCTTGCCGTTGCTGTCACGCAGTGTACCGTTCATGCAAGTCAGCAGCGAACTAATAATGGTCATGCGGTCGTCAGCATCCGACGCCGTGCCAGAGGTACGATACCGCTTCTGGCTTCCGCCAGTGGCAAGCAAAACCGTTTCATCGCAGATGTTGGCCGCAGTGATGAACGACTCAAGGTCAATGCGCGCTGCCGGGACACCGCAACCAATCGAGGTCTTGCCGTTGATCTTCCAGCCGAGCAGCCACCACAGAAGCTGGAGAGCGGGATTGTCCGTGTCGTCCGCATCCGTGTAGTTGCCCCAAGTGGACTGGTCGTCGGCGCGATGCGCTCCAGAGCCACCCGGCACAGTGCTATCCTTGCGCGGATCATACAGCAATGCGCCATCACCAATGATGGTGACGCGGCTAGGCATCCCGTTGACCAAGGGGCTTTCGGTCTTGGAGCTGTTGCCGGTGCGCTTGATGCGGAGATGCACATAGGCGCAGCCCGTCAGGCGGCAGGTGCTACCCCACTTCGCGCCACCATTGATCGAGATCGTATTGCCCGCCGTGCCTTCAGTGCGGGTAGCGATAGTAAGGTAGCCTGAATAGGTACTGGTCACACCGCCGCTGGCCGTCCACGCCTGCTTTTCCTCAAACCAGATTTCGTCAATCGACTTCACCTTGTGAGCGGCCACGGCAATGATGTAGTCGATGTATTCCTGATTGGTCCCGCTCGCCTCATGATAGCGAAGGTCAAGATTCATCGCTGTGGTGCCCATCACCGCTTTGCGCGGCGTGGTGGTGTCTAGCGTCACATTGAGGCGGGACAACTGGCTCTTGGGCATTCCATTGCCAGCAATCATGCTGCCGACCGCACTTAGCGCCAAGGTAGCGCCAATGGCCACAACAGTCCCGATGCCAACTGCGATGCCGATACTGCCTAGCGCCATCGCAACTGGAGCAGCAAAAACCACCAGCGCAATACCGACAATGGCTTTCAGCACTTTACCCACGATAGACGCCCCAAGCCTTGTCCCACATCGCTCGCGGAACTCGTTCCAAACCTTCGTCGGAAACGAACCACGCGAACCCGCCCATTACTACACCAACAGAGCCATCAAAGAAAGCAAGGTCGCCGCGTTGAGCGTGGCCAATACCAATTTCAGGGAAAAGCGCGTCAATGGTTTTCTCAACGTCACCCTGGCCGATCTCCTGAAGCGCCCGGAGAGCGCCAAACTCGGTGCTGTACTGCCCGCGATATGGCGCATAAAAGTCCTCGCCGCTGATCGCCTGCACAGCCCCTGCGGCGAATGCACAGCAATCGTTGGAGCCATATTCAAACGGCTCTGATCGCTTGAGCGAGATGTAGTCCGATAGCCGCGTTTCCCAATCCGATAGCCTCATACTTGCCTCGTTTCTGCGCCATAGAGCCAGCTACCGCTACCGCCACCGCCACCAGTCCCAGCACCCCCAGCGCCCATGCCATTGGCTGCGCCGAGCGTGGCCGAGGCGCTGAGGTCGCCAGAGTCAAAGACGTTCTGTATCATGTACGTCTGGCTCGGCGCACCAGCCAGAGACGCTAGATAATTCTCAATGGTCAGCGTGATGTTTTGCTGCTCAGGCGAACCGCTGATGACAATATCATTCATGTATCCTGTATAGTACGGGATGATATTGCCGATCTGCACCTCGTTCTCATTGACACAGTAGAACCACAGGCGGGCTGCGCGACCCTGCCACCGGGTCTTGTCGCCAATGACGTTCAAAAGATTTGAGGTGCGGACCAGAACATTGCCGCCCCAGCGATCATAGATCGGGTCTTCATCGCGCTGAAGCAGGGGGTCTACGTTTGTCAGAATGCCGTTTAGTGTCACGGTCACGGTATCAGACCCGGTTTCATTGTGCCGGACAGGGCCGATGTCGATCAGACTATGAGCAAAGGATTCGTACGTGCCATCAAGCTCGCTATCGCCAGAGGCCGTGATGGTGCGGTCATACAGCCCGCTAGTGGCCCGCAGAACGTCACCTTGGATGTCGGCATAGATCAATGCGCGCCAATAAACGACCGGCGCTTCAAGCGCGGCCTGTGTGGTGGCATCAACCATTAGAACGATTCCCGCAGCGTAAACGAAATGCTGTAGACCATCCCCGGCTCGACCGAGTACGAGAAGTTCTCCACGCTATACATCAGCGCATAGGGATTGCGAAACTCGATCAGATCGCCATCGCTTGGCGATACTCGGATGGGCGGTGCGAATTGAACCGTTGCCTCGCCAGCCGAATTAGTGGCGATGTTGGCAGTCAATTGCAGCAACTGATTATTGATGGTGATATACTGACCAGCATAAAGCACCGTGGTGGAAGGTGGCCAGCCGGAGGTCTGAAGCGAGCGTCCTGTCTGGCCCGCGCCCTTTACGCTAGGTTCATCACCCACGTAGTAAGCTCCGCCCAGGAAGTCGATGTACAGTTCCGGTGAGGGGCTGGGCCATCCGCTAGTCTGCTCACTGGGCAGGACGCGAATCTGAAAATCGTTGGCCGAACCTTGTGCCAATGCCATGAAAGCGAGCCAAGCCCGCATATTTGATTCACCGACGATGGGCGGCATGGTGATGTCGCATTCCCACCAACCGCGACCAGACGAAATGACCTGACGGCGACCCGTCCAGCCAGAGACATTGTTCTGCGACGGCTGAATGAGCCGCCACGACATGGTTTGCGGCTTGGGGGTTGATGGGAAGGTAATCGTGGTCACTTCATCACACTCCCAAGGCGCGGACGGCGCAGACCGGACACCGTGCGGGCTTCAGCAGCGGCGATGATGGCCGGAGCAGCCTCCAAGATGCCGCGCTGCACTTGTGCGCGCACTGCCGCCGGATCATTGGCCCCGCGAGCATCGACGTTGATAGTCATGCCGCCACCGCCCATGCTCTGAGCGCGATGGGCTGGAATGACTTGGCTACCACGCGGCAGATTGACCAGTTCTGGGCCGCGTTCACCGACCCATGCCATACCACCAGGGGCATTGACCGTGCCGTTGGCGAACTTGGATGGGCCGAAGAAGCTGTTGGAGCCGAGTTGGCTGCTGACACCGGCTGCGGCACTAGCAATGCTGGGCATACCGCCCACACCGCCAAATCCGAATGCGCCGCTAATCGCATTAGACACCATGCCGACGATCTGCTGCACTACAAACAAGCGCCACAGTTCATTGATGACGGCATTGATAATGCCCTTCATGCCATCCTTCCACGACATGGCCCCGGTCAGCATTCCTCGGAAGGCATCATTTACCGACATGCCGATGTTGTCGAAGGCTTGGCGAATTTCCTTGTAGCGTTCGCGGAAATTGCTAGCGGTCATATCGGATAGAGTATTGACGGAGGCGGTGGCCATCTCGTTAATGCCCATAATCTTTTTGATAGTCTCTGCCGAAGTACCGGACATGCTTTCAAGATACTTCCGCCATTCAGCATCACCCTTGCGGATAATGTCGCTAATGAACGCCTGCGCTTCAGCCGCCTTGGTCAAGTCAATTTTTGACAAATCTTGCACGGCTTCTTGCCGTCCGCCCACCACGCCCCTAGGAGCGCCCCCACCCCTAGAGGAGGCAGGCGTCTGCGTATTCATTTTGTAGAGGTTTCGATTTCCCTCGTTAATTGCCCCCTGCAAAAAAGCAATTTGCTGATTTACCGAATCCAATTCTGACTTTAGCCTGCCCTGTGTATCAAGAACACTACCCTGCAAAACTTTTGGCAGTCGCAAATATACTTTATTTTTGAGATCGTCCTCAATTTTCATTCGCCTTTGTTGCAAAGTATTAAGATCAGACTCGCCCTTCATCAATTCAGCCCGCTGGCCGGCGGCGACAGCATCCATAAACTTATAATGAGCGTCCGCCGCCCTTTTTGCAGCATCTTCACTCTGAAAAAGCTTTTCAATTAGCGGAGTCAGCGCCATAGCGCCAATCGTAATGGCCGCGCCCCACGGACCCGCCAAGAAGTTACCAATGCGACCGGCGGTCCCGCCCATCATTGACATCGCGTAACCGACTTGGCCGATCTGCTGGTTGAATGCCTGCGTGATGCTGGCCCCGGTTGAAACCGAGGTCGCAAAGTCGTTGATCTGCATACCCAACTGCTGGGTGCCTTGGCGAGCGTTACGCAATTCCTTTGATTGAGCATCCAGCACATTATTATAGCGAACACCGTTGCGAACGACAGCATCAGTCGATGCTGCCACATTTGCATTGGCGCGCTGAAGATTGCCCATCTCCTTTTCGAGCGCGCCGACCCGGTTGATGAGAGCGGCAATCTGCTCCGCGCCCTTGACGTTCGCCAGGATGTTTACGTTAAGGTCGTTTTGGGCCACGCTGCTTTTCCTCGCTCACCTTAAAGTAGGCGACCCACTCGTTATACTCAGAAATTGAGATTTCCTCAATCTCTGCGACGGTTTTGCCGAGACGATCCGCTAAGGTGAGGAGGTTGTACCTCAGCGGATCGCTTTTCAGTTTTTTTCCGCTTCCTCAACGCTGAGTTTTTTTCCGCTTCCTCAACGCTGGGACCAGACATCAACTCTGCGGCAACGCGCGAGATGACGTTAACCTCTTCGCGCATCAGGATAGGCTTGTCTTCCAGCGTAAACAGCTTTTCGCCCTGGCCGTTCTCAGCCTTGAGGATAATCAGATCAACCATCGCCTCAAACGATGCCGATTGAAGGAAGCTGGGATGCTTGCGCTGGATGCGGTTCAGTTCGCCAGCGAGGAGCGGGCCGAAATAAACAATCTCAGGCTTCCCGTCCTCACCCCATTCCGCCACTTCGATATGCTGCTTGACCGAGGTGCGCTCGGCAATTCGCTTAGCAATGCTCATACTATTCTCCTATTAGACCGTTGCGGTAGTCAGCGATCCGGTCCCCTGCAAAGTGATAGTGGATTCAACCATACCGTCAAAGCTGGCCGAAACGGTTTTCCCGGTGACAATGGCATTGCCCGTGAGGTAGACATCACCAGCCGTGGTGCCTTCAGGCATAAAGCGGATCGCCACTTCACTGCCGACAGTCAGAGCGCCCTGACCAGTGGTGTCTAGCTCGTCCCAGAAAACGTCAACGGTGCCGGTCCAAGCCTTGAGCGTGGTCTTAAAAGTGCGATAGCTATCGCCCATCGAGGTGTCCTCAGCGGTGTCCGAGGTTTCCTCAAGAGAGTACGAACGAATCTCAAGAATACTGTTGGTCGCCCCAACTCGGACAGTGCCTTCGCTACCAGTGTGAGTGGCCATATCGCTTTTCCGTTATGCGAGAGTGGAGAACGACAGGGCACCATTGCCCTGAAGGGTGATGGTCGATTCAACCATACCGTCAAAGCTGGCCGAAACGGTTTTCCCGGTGACAATGGCCGACCCAGTGTAGTAGCGCTCCGACTGACCGGCACTAGCGCCCTCAGGATAGAAGTTGACAGTCACTTCAGAGCCGACAGTCAATGCAACCTGACCGTTCGTGTCGGTCTCGTCCCAAAACACATCGACAGTGCCGGTCCAAGCCTTCAGCGTAGTCTTGAAGGTGCGATAGCTGTCACCCATTGAGGTATCTTCAGCCGTGTCCGAGGTCTCCTCCACCGAATACGAGCGGATTTCCGCAATGGTGTTGGCACCCACGCGGACGGTGCCCTCGCTGCCAGTATGGGTAGCCATCAATTATCTCCTTTGGGGGCCTGAACCTTGGCCTTTTTGACCGGAGCCTTATCGGTCCAGCCCATCGAGGCATAATACTCCACTTTGTCGGCGCAAGCAAGAATGCTGTCATTCTCGCGGTAGACGCGAACCATCTTCATCGCGCGGTCTCCACATCACTAATCGAGGTATAGTATTCCACTGCATAGACCAGCTTGGCGGAAGCAATCGACTTCTCGCCCTGGACATTGATGTCAATTTCGGTGCCGGTCAGAACCGTAGACTTTACCAAGCCGCTAAGATCAAAAGAGCCAGCAATGGCCTCTTCGATCTCGACGCACATGGTGTCGATGGTGTCCTGCACAGAAGTAGACGCCCCCTTGCAATAGGCTTCGACCACGACGTTTATGACCCGACGCAGCGTGCGGGTACCGATTGTGGCCATGCCACTGCTTTCATCGCCGGTATAGACGCAGATGGCGGGGAGCTTGGCATCATCCAGAGCATAGCGGCGCATCTTGTACACCGCATTGCCGGTGGTCGGGAGGCCAGTTACGCGAGTGGCAATTGCGTCCCTGATCTGTTGGCGAACATGGCTCATGGGCGCTCCAGCATCAACGTGGTGACGCCAGTGCCGTCAGTCATGACCACGCGCACCGTGTAGGTCACTGTGCGGATCACGATGGTGTCGCCCTCAGCGGCGGACGGCATGTCAGAAGTGCGGCACACGAACTGCGGAGCCGGAATGGTCACATCCATCATGTCGGTGACGGTGCGGCTTGCCTGCGGTTCGTCAAAAATCCCGTTGACGGTCGTGGGCGAGCCTGCCAGCGGAGTATAGGTGGCCGCATCTCCGAAATCGTCAATCCCGAAGAATATTGCCAGATCGTCAGCAGACTCGACGGCCATTAGCGTTCCTTACGCGGGCGACCACGGGGCTTAGGATCACGATGCTCAAACGCAGGAGCGGCAGCGGCCACGATTTCCTCGCGCTCTTCGTAAGGCGCGATCTTGCCCTGGCTCATAAGAATGTGGGCCTCAAACGGAGGCAGTGGGCCAACAATGTCACCGACAGCCTTCGGGCCGTTCGAGGTAACAACACCCTTGATGCAAATATAGTTCATTTATAGATCATCCTCAAAGGATTGGGGTGGCCGCGACTTCCAAACGACCACCCCTCACCTATCGCTTACACGCCGTCGTTGTTGTAGGCGAACGACACAGCGTGACGGACAGCAACGTCAACCGACTGAAGGGCGACGATGCGAACCGTGCCAGAGGTCGCAGCGGTATAGGGATCAACCGTCAGGTCGAGGCCACCCCACATGCCGATCAGCAGATCGGCAAAGTTACCGAAGTAGACGTTACCGGCAGTGGCCTGCTGCGAACGAATCACGCGGTAGCCGTTGGCTTCGCCGTTTTCGATCACGAACATGCCCGAACCGCTGTCCTTTGAGCGGGTCTTCAGACCGCCGTAGGTCGCCGCGTCGGTGATGTAGGCAAGGCTGCCCATCAGCGAGTTGTCTTCGGCCAGGGCCGTTTCCAGAGCAACCATTTCAGCGAAGGTCGGAACCGCAGCCGCGAACGAGGTCGGCTTGTTGACGCCAGCGGTGTTCAGGATGCCGGTCGGCTGACCCGACGCACCCGAACCTTCCAGACCAGCCTTGTCGATGGCCAGAGCCAGCGCCTGCGTGAGATCGTCACGGATCAGGGCTTCAATGGCCGGAGTCGTCTGAAGGATCGCCTGACGGGTCATGTCGGTGTGGGCACCGACGGTCTTCGGAGCGAGCGTGACCTGCGAGAAGGTCGGCTCCGATTCGCTCGACGCGCCACCCTCAGTGCTGATCCACGCGGCGGTCGAAGCAGTTGCCTTCTTCGGGATCGCCACGTTGCCCACCAGACCCGGCAGCATCCGGGCACCGGCCTGCATCACCGACGATGCGTTACGCAGAACGTCGATGAACGAACCGGCGAGCAGATTGGTGGCAACCAGTTCGTTGTCGTCCGAGGTGTTGATGTCACGGCGCAGGATGTCGGTCGGGACCATAACGCCCTGCGGGGTGACGCCATAACGCTTGCCAGCGGCTTCCGAGGCTTCAAACTCGAACGCAGCGGCTTCGCGCAGGCGGCGGTCGCCGGGGTTCATCAGGGCGGCAATAGCGCGCTGGAACGAGAACTGGCGGACTTCCTTGGCGCTCAGGCCGATGGTGTCGTTCTCCAGCGGCTTGTCGTTGCCGATGGCTTCAAGGACGATGCCACGAAACTCGGCAATGCTCTTGCCTTCGCGGATGGCTTCGTGGGCGAGATCGCTCTTGTTGTGGCGAGCGCCGAGAGCGAGGATTTCGGAGGCGTTGCGGGCAGCTTCCTTGGCAGCATCAGCCCGAACCGCATCCAGGTTCACTTCGTCAGTCATGGTGACTTCCTTCTTGATGGATGGTTCAACAGTAGGTTTGGGTTCTGGAGCTACCGCGCTGCGGCCCACGCCAACGGTCGGGTCGGCGGGAATCGAAACTACGGAGACTTCCATAGGGGACCAAGACCGGACATGATATTCGTCCTTCCCGACTCGATCCATTTTGTTGATGCGGTAGCCGACAGAGATGTTCCCTCGGATGCCGTCAACAACGTCCTGAAACACTTCCTGAGCAAGCTGGCTGCGACCAAAGCGAACCTTGGCGCGCAGCTTCTTGTCAGGCGAGAGTTCCACGGACTCAATTACCCCGATCTGCCGTTCCATGTCATGGTCCAGCAAAAGCGGGGCGCGGCCAGAAGCAAGGAACGCGAGGTCAATCGCGCTTGCTTCGTGGATTAGGATTTCCTTGCCGAAACTGCGCTCAACGGGCAGTTCGGACGATACGGCGATGTCAACCGTGCGCTTTTTCTCGTCAAGGCCGCGCGCCTCAATGTCGATGGCTGCGCGATGCACAATGTTATCGTTTGAGCGAGCATCGTCGGATGGCTCAGGCGAATCCGGGCTATCCTCGCTTTCCAGCGTGGCTGCATCCGAGGTGTCGATTTCGATCTCCACCTTCACAACTGCACGTTCTTCGTCCATAACGGCGTCAATAATAGACCCTTCTGGCACATCACTCAATGCGTCGTGCAATTCTTCATTCAGTTGGGACATTTTGCGTCACCCCTTTACCCTGTGGATTGCCGCCAAACGGCGAAAACGCCATTTCGTTTCCGTAGGCCGCAGCCGTCTCAAGATCGCGCTGCCACTGGCTCTGCGTCTCTGCGAAGTCACGGCCATATTGGGCCGCAACGTCCTGCGGCGACATAATGCCAAGGTGCAGGGCCTCGCCCGCAGCCGCGATTTCTTTCTGGGGGTCGACCCAAGACCAGCCGCGCGGACGGAAGGTGGTAGCGGCATAGAACTTGTCAAACTTAGTGACCGGCAGATTGATGTAGCCGAACTCCATGACATGGCGCAGCCAGATGGCATAAGCGCGCATCACGAAATGTTCGCGGAAGAAGCCTTGAAGCGAGCGATATTGATCCCGCTCCTCCAGCGCGCCCTGCCGCACAGACGAATAAGAGGTATCCGACAGATCGCCCGATAGGCTGGCATACGAGACGCCAAGGCCGCTGGCCGTGCCGCGCAAAATGTTCTTCTGGAACTCAGCAAAGGCGGTTGCCGGGTGGTTAGGATCAAACGCCTTGAAATCCACTCCAGCCGGAAGCTGGTGGAACGTACCCGGCTCAGCGTCGATCAACGGAACGCCATTGTCGTAGTCATCCGCAGGCGTTTCTTCGCCGGTTTCCGATACGAAAAAGCCCATCTTGCTCGCCGCCATGCGCGAAGCGACCAGTTCAGCCTCGCGGTGAGCGTTGAGCATCTTGATCTGGCTCAGAGCAGCGTGGAGCCAAGTCTCGCCACGAGTCTGTCCAGCGCGGAGCGG